AAGATATTCCCACAATATAAAATGGGACGAAAGATGTCGTATCGTTTGAATCGTGCACACGACTTCTTAACCAGAGAAGAAGAACAAAAGATGATGATACGACAACTCAATCGTGTGGTTGAGTATTTAGAGTGTTTACCGATTACAATTCTGAACATTGAAAATTGTGAAGCAGATGATGTGATTGGTTATTTATCAAAACACATATACAACGATAGTAAAACTACAATACTATCAACAGACAAAGACTTTCTGCAATTAGTTGACAACAACACAAGGGTGTATTCACCTACGAAGAAAAAAATGTATGATGAAGCCAAAGTATTTGACGAGTATGGAATACACCCGAAGAATTTTTTATTATTCAGAATGTTTGACGGAGATAAGTCAGACGGAATACCAGGAGTAAATGGTATTGGACAAAAAACATTAGTCAAGTTATTTCCATTTATGGAAACAGATGAACAATACACATTGGACGACATTTACAGAAGTGCCGAAACTCAAAAAAATCCATTGTGTGAACGAGTATTACAATCAAAAGATTTATTAGACTTAAACAAACAATTGATGGATTTGGAAGACGGAATAATCGGTGGACAAACCAAATTAAAAATAAAAGAAATAGTAGAACGACCAATCCAACGACTAATCAAACATAGATTTCAAACTATGTTTTTAGAAGACAAGATGTTCACCGCATTACCAAATCTAAATAGTTGGTTGGCAACTACATTTAACAGAATGAATTATTTAGCAGAGGAAACCCATAATGAAAATTGATGTATTGGACAAAGGATATATTGAATTAATAGATACACTTGGAGATGACTTAACACCAGTCAATGCTGCAAGAGTTTCATTCGACGGATTCAGTAAAGAATTTACCGATAAAGATAGAAAGTTATCAAAGTATTTAATCAAACATAAACACTTCTCACCATTCAGACATCAACATTGTATGTTTGTAATTAAAGCACCAGAATTTGTAATGCGACAATGGTACAAACACGTTGTAGGAATTGAAACAACATCAAGTCATCCAACCAAAGACCACGCTTGGAACGAAATAAGTGGAAGATATGTTCCTTATACAGAATTTTATGAACCAACAGAATTTAGAAAACAATCACAAGACAATAAACAGGCAAGTGAAGGATTGATTGAAGAACAAGTTGGAGCAAGTTTATTGTGGAAAGAATCACAACAGATTGCAATACAAAATTATGAACGAATGTTAGAAATGGGTATGGCAAAAGAACAAGCCAGAAGTATTTTACCACTCACGGTTTATACAAAAGTTTGGTGGACAGCATCATTTCAATCAATTATGAATTTTATAGAATTACGAGATGAACCAACATCACAAATTGAAATACAAGAATATGCCAGAGCATTAAAAACAATTATGCTGGAAACATTTCCCGAAACAACAAAAATATGGGAGAAGTTTTCGTGAACAAAATATTACAAGGTGATTGTTTAGATGTGATGAAAGATATTGATAACGATACATTTGATATTATTGTCAGTAGTCCACCTTATAATATTGGTATAAATTACAATACTTATGAAGATAAAAAAGTTGATTATATTGATTGGCAGGTAAAAGTTTGGGAAGAAGCATTTAGGGTATTGAAACCAACAGGACATTTATTTTTAAATATTCAACCATCAAGACAAAATCCATTATGGTGTTATGAACTCGTATCTAAGTTGAGTTGGAAATTACAAAACACTATTATTTGGAACAAACAATTAGAAATAGATAATCATATTAGAGGTCAAGGAACATCATTTCAAAGTGAAAAATATCTACCAAATGGTTGGGAGTTTGTATTTCATTTAACACGAAAAGGTAATACTAAGATATCACAAGAAAAAAGTGGTGTTCCGTATCAACCCAAATATGCAAAAGAAAATAGAGAAAGATATAATATTGGTGGTATCAGACCTACGGTAAATACTTGGTATATTCCTTATGAAACTGTTGGAAGTGGAAAGATTAGTAATGACAAATTAAAAGGTGGACATCCAGCAGTATTTCCAAGAGAATTGGTAAGAAAGTGTATCAAGTTATCAGGACTGGAAAACGGAATATTATTTGATTGTTTTGCTGGAAGTGGAACATCATTAATAGCAGCCAAAGAAATGGGATTAGATTACTTTGGTTGTGATTTAGACAAAGATTATGTAGAGTTTATGAAAACTCGTTTAGATAAAATAGAGAAACCATTAGAAATGTGGGAAAAGTTTAGTGGGTAGAAAACGAAAATATCATACTAAAAAAGAACGACAAGATGCTCAAAGAAAGTGGCAAATGGAACACTATCAACGCAACAAAGAAGAAATAAAAGAAAAGGCAAGACAACGATATCGTCAAAAGAAAAAAAATGAATTGTATGAGAAAAAAGCATCATCTTTATACAATGAACTTGATATTTAATTAAAAGGTTATGAGCGAATCATTAGTAAAATACGGAACATCATTTCAGTCAAAGATTATCACATCATTATTACTGAACAATAAATTTATCAAAACCGTCTATGACATTTTGGAAGTTAGTTATTTTGATGCCGATAGTAATAAATTTCTAATCAAAGAAATCAAAAAGTATTTTGATAAATACAAAATTCCACCAACAATGGAAGCAATGAAAGTTATGATTGATGAACTCGATAATGATGTATTGAAAACATCAGTTGTGGATTCATTGAGAAATGCTTGGAACCACAGAGAATCACCAGACTTAGAATTTGTCCAAGAAAAAACATTAGAGTTTTGTCGTAATCAAGTGATTAAAAAGGCAATTATGGATTCAGTAGAATTATTAGATACTCAACAATATGAAAAGATAAAGGGTGTTATTGATACTGCGATGAGAGCCGGTGTAGAACGAGATATTGGACACGAATACATTAGTGGATTAGAAGAAAGATTATCACAACAATCAAGAAATTGTATTCCAACGAAATGGGATAGTGTGAATGAATTGATGGACGGAGGATTAGCCGGTGGAGAATTAGGTGTGATTGTAGCACCAGCAGGTATTGGTAAATCTTGGACACTTCAAGCAATTGGAGCAGATGCAGTTCGTCAAGGTAAAACCGTAATACATTATACATTAGAGTTGAATGCACAATATGTTGGTTTAAGATACGACACTATATTCACAGGACAACCAACAGCAAATTTACAATATCATAAAGACGAAGTATCTAAAAAGATTCAAAACTTAAAAGGTGAATTGATAATCAAGTATTATCCAACCAGAACCGCATCAATCAACACCATTACTGCTCATCTACAACAATGTGAATTACAAGGGATAAAAGCAGATATGGTGATTGTGGATTATGCGGACATTATGAAATCAACTCAAAACTTTAGTGAAAAAAGACACGCCATTGGGTTGATTTATGAAGAATTAAGAGGAGTAGCGGGGGAGTTTGATATACCGATATGGACGGCATCTCAAGCAAATCGTTCATCATTAGAAGAAGATGTGATTGACGCATCAAAGGTATCGGAAGATTATTCAAAAGTGATGACAGCAGATTTTGTAATGAGTATGTCAAGAAAAGTAGAGGACAAGATAGCAAACACAGGTCGATTCCACGTGATTAAAAATAGATTTGGGCCTGACGGACTAACCTTTCCGGCAACCATTAATACCAACACCGGCTACATAATGATTTATGAAGCTCACACTAAAGAGGGTCGTTCAACACAAGGAAAAATGGATAATTCTGAGGAGTATTTAAGAAGAACATTAGCTCAAAAGAAGAAAGATTTTGACTCAGACGGGTTTGAATAAAACTTCTAAGATTATTTTTTAAAAACTTCAAAGAATTTATATATATTCCCAAATTTTCCCAATATATATGATACTTAAATATGGAAGAAAAATTATTAGAACATAAAGGAGTTGCAGTGAAATTCAAGTTATCAGAAAATTTTGTTTTAAAATACAAAAATAAAAAAGCACCATTCGGTTTCAACGGATTAGGTGAATTAGTCTATATGCGAACATATTCTCGTATTAAAGAAAATGGAAAAAATGAAAGATGGTGGGAAACCGTTCAAAGAGTTGTAGAGGGAACTTATACAATGCAAATGAATTGGATTGAATCACATCAATTAGGTTGGAATCCTTGGCAAGCACAAAAGTCAGCACAAGAAATGTATGACAGAATATTCAATATGAAATTCTTACCACCAGGTCGTGGTTTGTGGGCAATGGGAACACCAATCACAGAAGAAAAGAATTTATATGCAGCTCTAAACAATTGTGCATTCGTATCAACAGAAACCATTAAAGAAGATTATTCAAAACCATTTTGTTTCTTAATGGACGCATCAATGTTAGGTGTTGGTGTAGGATTTGATACCAAAGGTGCAGGAAAGATTTTAATCAAAGGTTCAGACAAATCAAGAGAAACAACTTATCAAATACCAGACACTCGTGAAGGTTGGGTAGAATCACTAAGATTATTATTGGAAAGTTATTTCCACTCAACACCAGATGTTAAGTTTGATTATTCATTAATCAGACCAGAGGGAGCACCAATCAAAGGATTTGGTGGTATGTCAAGTGGACACGAACCATTAAAAGAAGTCCACGACGAAATTAGAAAAGTTTTAGATAAAAATAGTGGTGAACCAATCACAATCACAACCATTGTAGATATTATGAATTTAATCGGAAAGTGTGTTGTAGCAGGTAATGTTAGAAGAACTGCAGAGATTGTATTCGGTGACCCTACATCAGAAGAATACTTAGATTTAAAAAACTATAAAGTAAATCCACACAGAGACCAATATGGTTGGACATCAAACAACTCAATCTTTGCAGAACTCGGTATGGATTACACAGAAGTTGCAAAAAGAATCGTAGACAACGGAGAACCAGGTTTGGCTTGGTTAGACAATATGAGACATTATTCTCGTATGAAAAACGGAGGAGACGATAAAGACCATAGAGCTATGGGAGGTAACCCTTGTTTGGAACAAACATTAGAATCATATGAATTGTGTTGTTTAGTAGAAACATTTCCAGCAAATCACGATTCATTTGAGGACTATGCAAAAACTCTTAAATATGCATACCTATATGCAAAAACAGTTACACTCGGAAGAACACATTGGTCAGACACCAACAGAGTTATGTTGAGAAATAGAAGAATTGGTTGTTCAGTAAGTGGTGTTGCACAATTCATTACCAATAACGGATTAAATGAATTAAAAAATTGGTTAGAAGACGGATACAATGTAATACAAAAGTGGGATGATGTTTATTCAGATTGGTTTGCAATTCCAAAATCAATCAAAACCACATCAGTAAAACCAAGTGGAACCGTGTCATTATTGGCAGGAGCAACACCAGGTTTACATTATCCAGAATCAAGATTCTACATTAGAAGAATTAGGTTGTCGATAAATTCTGACTTAGTTTCCCCACTAAAGAAAGCAGGTTATAAGATTGAACCAGCATTCGGTTCAGAAGACACCACATTAGTTGTAGAAATACCAGTAGATGTCGGAGAGGGAATAAGAACTGCAAAAGAATTATCTATTTGGGAACAATTCTCATTAGCAGCATTTTTACAAAGACATTGGGCAGACAATCAGGTCAGTTGTACTGTGACATTTGACCCTGAAAAAGAAGGCGATGAAATCGTAAATGTATTGAATTACTATCAATATCATTTAAAAGGCATTAGTTTATTACCACGACACGATTGGGGTGCTTATCCACAAATGCCATATGAAGCAATTGATGAAAAGGACTACGATAAACAGATTAAAAAGCTCGGTAAATTAAGTTTTGGAGTTATTAAAAACGAGGAAGCTGATGTAGATAAATTCTGCAACAACGAATCGTGTGAACTTCCAGGAGAAATTTTGGAGAAATAATTCCAACTGGCAGACGACGCACCAGTATAAAAATGCGTTATCACAGTAACAAACAAGGAGAAACGATTATGAATTATCGTAATCTTATAGCATCAATTATGGTGATGACTGGATTGTTCGCACAATCATTAGTTGGAACCGTTCTTGATTCTAACTCACAACCACTTGGAGGAGCAAATCTTGTTGTTGAAGGAACCGATTTAGGTGGAGTAACAAATGGAAACGGAAGTTATTCTATTACATTGGTACCTGGTTCATACGACATTACAGCTTCTTTCATAGGTTATTCATCAGTAACTAAATCAGTAGTTGTTGGTGAGAACGCTACATTGGATTTTGTGTTATCACTTAATTCATTAGCACTTTCAGATGTTGAAGTTTTGGCTTCAAGAGCATCTGAAAAAACACCCGTTGCTTTCACTAATGTAACAAAAGAAGAATTCGAAACTCGTCTTGGTTCACAAGATATTCCTATGATTCTTAACACTACACCAAGTGTATATGCAACACAACAAGGTGGTGGTGCGGGTGACGCTCGTATCAACATTCGTGGTTTTAATCAAAGAAACATCGCAGTAATGATTAACGGAGTTCCCCAAAACGATATGGAAAATGGTTGGGTCTACTGGTCAAACTGGGACGGAGTAGGAGACACAGCAGCTTCTATTCAGGTTCAAAGAGGACTATCAGCAGTAAACTTAGCAACACCATCAATCGGTGGAACAATGAACATCATAACCGACCCAACATCTTTTGAAAAGGGTGGAAAGTTCAAACAAGAAGCAGGTGAAGGTGGTTTTATCAAAACTACTTTTAACTACAATACTGGTCTTATCTTAAACGACAAGTTAGCTTTGAGTGGAACAATTGTTAGAAAAACTGGTGATGGTATCATTGACGGAACTTGGACTGACGCTTGGGCATACTACTTGGGAGCAAGTTATGCAATAAGTGATAAACAAAGGTTCGAGTTGTACGCAATCGGTGCCCCACAACGACACGGACAAAATCTATACAAAC